CTGTAATATAATCCAAAGTACGTACTCGGATATTAATAGCAGGGAGTTCATATCCTTGATCTTTCAAGTTTAATTGTGGTGGCATACCATACGTATCAAATATAGTAACACTCATATCAGGTTTTACTGGCTCTGCCCCAATAAATAAATTCTTTGCAAACAGTAAACCTAAGGAACTGTCAGCAATAAGCATATCTTTTACATCAAAAGAAGGAGCGTTCATAGTATTTTAGTATTAGCTGCTACAATCTGTAATATTGTGTCATGGTTTCTATTTAGGGCTGCTTGAAAGAATCCTGGTCCTGAGCCTGCCTTTTTCCAATTTACCGCCCCATACATCTCATGTACCCAAAGAGCATAATTTTGATAAAAGCCAAAGGTTAATCCTTTATTTCCGGCTTTGTCATAAGCAGGTTCCCAATGGTAGTTACGAGCTAATTCACCCGTATCAACAGGAATATAAGGTTGCGTAATTTCCATATCACGTCTAATGAATTTAGCAACCTCAATTAAACCTTTTCTTGTACCACCTTCAATAACCATTATCTCTAAATTGAGATTTTTGATAACATTCTCAAACCCTGTAATACTTACTGATGATATTCCTTGTGGCATAATATTTGGTATTAACTTAAGTTTCCGTATCCTAATGTTACTTTCTGTACAAATTCCGAGGTTGATTTAATCCATGGAACTTTATCAAATGCAACAATCAGGTAAGCCCCGTTTACTTCTTTTGGATTGGATGGTACTTTATAATCATTATCAGGGTCTTCCAATTGCTGTAATGTTGCTAAGCAAACCCAACCTTCATATGATAAATCTTCCGTTACTAAAATCTCTGCTTTTGCTACAAGTTCTCTTCCACCATCCAAACGTATATCACGTATTTTATCTTCCCATCGGCACTTAATTTCTCGTGGTTCATCATATACTTTACCTCCATACCCATCATTTACAGGGTTCCCCCAATAAACTGCGGTCTGAACGCAAATCTTCTTTATGAATTTAGTTATACTCATGACTTAAAAACTTTTAATAGCGTAAATGGTTGCAGGACGTAAAATAAAAGATGTAAGGGATAATTTACCTGATATATCCAATGATAAGGCCATTTGTCCGTAAGAAGTCATTCGTAAAAATTCACCGTATGTTCCGGTATACTCTATCTTTGCACCACCGGCTTCTTCTTTCTTTGCTTGACGTTCACGTGTTACAGCAATCATATGTCCGGTGACCCATCGTTCAATTTCTTTTAAAACGGGTGTAGTGCCATCACCTAACGCATTACTTACCATCACGTTTGCACTTGTTATATATGCTTCAATGATAGCGTCAGACAATACAATTTCATCCATTATAATTCTTATATCCTGTACTGTTGCCCTGTTTGCCATTACATTTTATTTTTTAAACTGTTTTTAAATAAAGGTCTTGTCAGTGTTAAGATTGAGTCATTCCATTCCAAACCTAACCACTCCAACATTTCATATATTTGGGAGTAATCACCTATTGCCATACGCTCCGGCCATATTTCTATATAATTTGCATTTGATTTGATAATATCAATAAACAAATTTTCATGTTGGTGCACCCAATCTAACCAACCTTCCTTATCCGTGTAAGCATTCATAAATGCTGTCTTTAAACAAGACTGAATAATGTCCGGTGTTTTCCTTCTTACAATCACCCACTTTGCATCAGGATAAATTGAAGCCCAAATAGGCCACGTTTGAGCAATTCTGAAACTTTTATACATCCAAGGTCTGTCCCCTTTGTAGCCCTCTTGTATCAGTAAACTACCAATAGCCTTTTCCCAATCAATGTCCAAATTCAAGGCCGATACATTTGGTAAAGGTTTCTGCCCATTTTCAGGCACTTTAAGTACAGAGGTATAGTAATTACTTACTAAGCGTTTTATTGTTAAATTCTCACCCATTTCATTAACTGAACCGGCGTGTATTTTACAGCTTTTAATTAGTTTAGCAATTATTGAACTCCCTGACCGTTCAATACCCGTTATAAGAATAGGTTGAGATAGATAGTTATTCATAGTTTTTAGCCTCCTTAATATATTCTTGAACCCATCCAACAGTTCGTCCTGCAACGGGTATTCGTGGTTTTCCATGAAAGCAAACGACAGATAAAAACGTTGGTAAGTCCGTGAGCCATTCTTTTTTCGTTGGATTAAATTTAAAAGACCACACCTTGTTTGGTTGTATTCCCTGCCAATCAACTTTTGTCATGGTAATAACACTTTTAAAAAATGCTTGATCCCCTCCATTTGTATGAAAACGTCTTACTACTGCTTGAGGATCTCTTTTCCATGCTTCCCATATCAAAGAAATATCATTATTATTTTTACCAAACCACATTACACCCGATTGTAATTCATTTTTACGTGGTGGGTCAAAAAAACTATTTAAACAAATAAATTCATTTTCATATCCCACAGGAGGTAAAAAACCTGATAAATCACCAACAATGGCTGTATCCAAATCAAAGTAAAGAAAAGGTCTGTATTTATCCATTGATGGGGAAAACATATTCATCTTAACCCACCAACCAAACCATTGATTATTCTCAGCGGGAATTAATATTACATTTTTTAAAACAATTTCTCGTGACACAATATCTGTAATACAATAAATCTTAACCGTACCTTGTCCTTTGTATTGTTTACGAATATGATAGGCTAATAAATCAACGTCGGGAAAATGAAAGTCACCACCAGTCCTCCAACAAAGCATTACTGTTTGATCACTCATAACTGTTTTCCTTTCTAATGGTTGATTCCTTCATTGTTAATAACTCAAAGATTGCTCTATTACGTTCAATTTTGTTTTTATATACTTGTTTTGATAGTCCATAGTCTTTTGAATGTGGTTGATGAACTACGTAAATATCGTTTGGAATTTCCTTTTGCAAGCCTAAACGATTTATTCTTTCTACAAATTCATTATCATCATAAGCAAGTCCTTGAGCATATCGTTCATCAAACCCTCCCAATTGTTTTAAATTGTCACGTGTAATGGCTGAACAAAAATGGTAATAGACAGGTCTGTAGATTGGATGGTTGTACCATCCTTTATTGTCTGTATAATCCGGTGCAAAACAGGCAACAGATAAATAATTGCTTTCTGTCAAATGCTGATCAATATAAGTAAGAACATCACCAAAATGAGAACACTCAGGATTTTGTAAAATAATAATATCCCCGTCTGCCTCTGCTATACCCCTGTTATATGCCATACAAGAACAACTATATGTCTTCTCCTCTGCTGATACTCTTATGACTTTAAGGAATGGGAATAACACAGCTATGTCCTCCACTCTCTCTTCTTCTTTGCTATGATCATCAATTAAGATTACTTCAAAAGAAGTATGGGCTGTCTTCTCTATACTTTTTAAAGTATTATAGAGTTGCCTCTTACGATTAAAGTAAGCCATTACAATTGATATCTTTCGCATAGTCATAATTTAATGTCTTTAAAATTCATTCTTGTAAAACATTCAATCCTACTTTCCGGATTAGCATTAATCACTTCAATACCGAGTAAATCTAAATCTTTCTTTATTTCAGGGAAAGTGGATAAATGAACTTTCATTGAACGATTCATAACACTCGGTGCTGTATCTTCATGTAATTTATGCCAATGTTGATTCTCATCCTTATCCAAAGACATATCAAATCCTAAAAGGATAATACGTTTAACACCTAAATGAACAGCTAAATTGATTGCAGCGCTTCCTGAATTACTATTCCATGTTACCATAGAAGGATCTGTTGTTATTCCACATCTCCTTTTCTGTGTTTTCTTTAAATGCTTTACCCACGGTATATGTGGTAAATCATCTGCACATGTTACCCGTAATCCCTTGAAGGCCGGTAAATCTTTTCTTTCTTCAAGCCACGTTGAGGTATCACCAAAAAACATTATATCAATCCATGGACCAATCTTGTATGCAACATTAACAGCAATCACGTGCATTTTATGAATGGGTTCAAGATATGGGGAGTATGCCGAAGGTTGTAATGTACCTGAGTACACACCTTTTATAACATCCTCAGGAACGTTAAACTGTTTTAATATAGAAGGTCCTCCTCCTAATATTACAGCCGTCCCATTTTCCCATAATCTTGGAACACGCCATTGCATAATTTACTGATTTAGACCGGTTAGCAATTCCTGAGCAGCTTCTTCTGTGAGTGGTTCCTCATTCATAAATTTACCCTCACTATCAACAATATTGAAGAGACCTTTTTGTCCTTTAA